TATAATCATTGTGGATGAGTTCCAAAACCTGAACTTCCACGAACTCGATTCCATCATTACCAGAATTGGTATTGAATCCAAGATCATGTTCTGTGGTGACGCAACTCAAACAGACTTGGTGAAGACAACAGAGAAGACTGGCATCATGGACTTCATGCGAATCATCCAGAACATGCCTTCCTTTGATGTTGTTGAGTTCCAAGCAGAGGACATCTGCAGAAGTGGATTGGTGAAGGAATACATTATGGCTAAATTACAACTTGGTTTATGACCTTTGAACATGTAGAGATCGAAATCCCAAAACTCGAAAGACAAACCATTGATGGTGTCCGTTATTACGACGCACCCAATGGACAGAAGTTGGTTTCGATCACTTCTGTTATCAGTCACATCAAACGTGAGTTCTTCAAGGACTGGAGAGCGCGGGTTGGGGAGGATGAAGCAAACAGAATTACCAAGGCAGCAACCAGTCGGGGAACCGACATGCACACCTTGACTGAATGTTATCTTCTGAACAAGGATCTTCCTGAAGTTCAACCTCTCTCACAATTCTTGTTCAAGCAGGCAAAACCAAAGTTGAATGAGATTAATAACATTCATGCCATTGAGAAGTCACTTTACAGTTTAGAACTTGGCATCGCTGGAACCGTGGACTGCATCGCAGAACACAATGGTGAACTTGCCATTATTGACTTCAAGACTTCGAAGAAACCCAAACCTCGTGAGTGGATTGATGATTATTTCGTTCAGTGTGCAGCATATGCCTGTATGCTTTTCGAATTAACTGGTATAATCGTTAAGAAGTTTGTGATTATTATGTCCTGTGAGGACGGAGAATGCGTTGTTTATGAAGAGTACGACAAGAGAAAGTACATCCAACTTCTCTCGAAGTATATTAGAGAGTTTGTTGAATTCAAGTTACGAGAGTATGTCTAAGTCAGAAGAACAAAATCTCGAAGAACTGTTTGAGAACAAGTTTTATTGTTCCCGAAAGTTCACCCAAGAGATCGAAACGATTGCTCACACCAATGAGGGGATGAGTTACATCGATGCGATCGTGTTCTTCTGCGAAAAAAATAATGTCGATGTTGAATCGATTCCTAAGTTGATTTCCAAACCGCTAAAGGATAAAATTAAAGCGGAGGCAATGGAACTCAATCTTCTCCGTCGCACATCTCACGCCAAGTTGCCTCTGTGATCCCTAAAGTGAGTCCCTTCGAAACTTACAAGGCATACCTTGGTCTCAAAAATCATTTCACGAAACCAAAATACGATTACATCAAGTATTGTGGTAAGTCTCGTGCGACCTTGCAATCGTTTTACAAGCGTAAGGATCGTTTCTTTTTTGAGAAGTTAAGTCGTCAGAAGGATGACAAAGAAGTCGTGGATTTCTTTGTGTCTAATTTTGTTGCCTGCAATGATCCTCAGTCTCTCTGGATTGGTGAGATTATGCAGAGCGGAGAAACAAATTTCACCGAATGGAAGAAGAGAGTTCAGTCACTCTCTTATCACTTCAAACAAGAATCAACTGATCTCTTTGAAGGAAAGAAGTTTGATTCAATCTTTGCGATCAACGGGTCATCTCATCCACCGATCATCAAGAACATCTTCAGAACAAAGTTTCTTTGGAAACACTGGTTCTGTTAGAAAGAATCCTGGGGTTCAAGAAGAACTTCGACAAGAAACTTCAGGATCCTGTGTGGGAATTTCTGTCAATGAGGATGGAAAAGTATTCACCCTTTCTAAATATTGACGTGTTCCATTATAAAAAGATCCTTAAGGAGGTCGTGGTAAACAAATGAGTTTCTTCTCATCCGATATTGTCCAACAAGAGATGGATGACATCGCAAGACTCCAAGAAGAGATCTACGGTGCTGTCTTCCAGTTTCCTCAAATGGATAAGGAGGAGAAAATGAAGCACGTCGAACTGCTGAGTAATCTTCTCAAGAAACAACAAGTCCTTTACACAAGGATGAGTCTGTCTGATGATCCTGAAGCAAAGACCATGAAGGAGAACATCATGAGATCCGCTCAGGATCTTGGTTTTCCTCCCGATGTGGACATTGCTTATGTTTTTAACAACATGACCAAGGTTCTTGATGAAATGAGAGGATCGATTGAACGATCCTAAGTTTTTGTGTCATCATTATCATGTGGAATACACAAAAGCCAAATAACAACAAATAGGTACAACACAAATGTCTTTTTCTCAACTTAAGAAGCAATCTTCTCTCGGCAATCTGACTTCCAAACTGGTAAAGGAAGTCGAGAAGATGAATGGCAATGGTGGTGGTTCTGGAGCGGACGAACGCTTCTGGAAACCCGAAGTGGATAAAACTGGTAACGGTTATGCAGTGCTTCGCTTCCTTCCTGCTCCTGATGGTGAGGACCTTCCCTGGGTGAAGGTGTTCTCTCACGCATTCCAAGGTCCTGGTGGTTGGTACATCGAGAACTCTCTGACCACTCTTGGTCAGAAGGATCCTCTCGCTGAGATCAACCGTGGTCTGTGGAACTCAGGCACTGAAGCAGATAAGGAGACTGCTCGCAAGCAGAAGCGTAAACTGTCCTTCTATGCAAACGTTTATGTCGTGAAGGATCCTGCTAATCCTCAGAATGAGGGTCGCGTGTTCCTTTACAAGTTCGGTCGCAAGATCTTTGACAAGATCATGGATGTAATGCAACCCGAATTTGAAGACGAAAGTCCCATCAACCCCTTTGACTTCTGGCAAGGTGCTAACTTCAAACTGAAGATCACCAAGAAAGATGGTTATTGGAATTATGATAAGTCTGAGTTCGATCGTCCTGGTCCCCTCCTTGAAGACGATGATGCTCTGGAATCAATCTGGAATAAAGAACACTCTCTGAGTGCATTCACTTCTCCCGACAACTTCAAGACTTATGAAGAACTCCAGCGTCGTCTGGAAGCAGTTCTCAACCGTCCTGTGGGTGGTGTGAGGGAAGAGGTTACTCCTGTTGAACTCGAAGCAAAGGCATCCCGTCCTAACTTTGAGCGCAAACCCGAACCCGTCGAAGAGGAGTTCGATTATGGTTCGCAGTCGTCCATGACTGACAATGATGACGATGCACTAAGTTACTTTGCTAAGTTGGCTGACTCCTGAGGGAAAATCAGCTATTGATTTCAAAATAGCCCAGAAAAATTTTCTGGGCATTTTTTGTGCCTATTACTTTTTTTAATGCGCGGTTCCGTTTCCTTTATAGTCGTCAGAATCGTAATATCCTCCTTTTGTGCCGAAATAGAGAGTTGTGAGAATAAAGGGCACTGAGACCCAAATGAGGGCAATCTTCAATAACATCAGTCTCTCTGTCTCCAGTCGTCAGGTCGGTCTTGTTTGAACCAGTCAATTACGTCATCCACGCTTCCGAACCCCGTTCTGTGATTGGATGGGTCGGGGTCGCCTAATCCCATCCTATTCATAAAATCATCCAGACTTCCTTCCTGCATGTCTGGATTGGATGCCTGTCGTCGTGCCTTTTTCAGCATTTCGTTGGCAGAAGTATTTGATTTTGCAAGTTTTTGAGCCCAGATCATGTCATCCAGGCTGACTTCCTCATTGAGAGCAATCTGACGGCAGATTCCCTCAAGGCGCAATCGATATTGCGTTGAAAGCATGTGTTCCCCCTTTGGTTAAATCATCCGTAAAGACGAATGTTATCTCCCCTCGTGACAGAAGGAGAGATGTACTGTGTCGATCCTTCTTGGTAAGGCATGACTCTTTCGAGATCATCGATGATGAGACCAATGTAAAAGTCTTTGATCAAATAAATGTTTCTTCTGTCATTTTGCTTTCTTTCCTCATAATCATAATTTGTGACTGCATAAGTGAAACTTGAAGAAGTCTTCTCTGATGCTGTCCCACGATCATAATAAGTAACAGAGATATTCTGTGGAACTTCCAGTCCTTTGGGGAAAATGACATTTCCCAGAGTATCAGTCACTTCGTTACTTTCATAATGATGGACAGCATCGATGTTTTGCTCAGATCCATACTTTCCAAGCAAATAATTTTGGAATGACTGTTGATCCAAAGGCCACTCTTCGACCTGATTGATCACATTATTGGAAAGAAGGACCAACCAGTCAAGATCGGGATCATTATAAACTTTGTTCGCAACCTCATCTGGTCTCTCATCACCAACAATCTTATATTTGGTGAAATATGACAAATCTTGGAAAATGTCAGGACGAATGATTCCCCTCTTAAACAGGTTTTTGACCTGAATGTAATCATTGATCTTCTTAGCGTCATTTAGACGACTAACGTAATCAAAATTAGGAACGTAATCGAAGTATTGTGCCATTGTTTAGAACCCCATATCGTTTGTGTCGTTGCCATCTTCAAAGTCTGTAGCATAAAGTGGAACGATTTCTTCAAACGTCATGTTCAACGCATAAGTTGGCATTGAACCGTCCGAATAAGTCATATAATTTCCAGTGGGGTTGTAATCCACCGAAAAACCTTTCAATGCACATGGTTTAAACTTATGCAGGAATGGATGTTGTCCAGACCCATTGTAAATGTATTTCAGAGTGAAAATGTTTGGAGTAAAAAGATAAAGACCTTGTTTGGACACTCTTGGGTGAATGTTCTTTTTGAAAAACTTGATAATTTCTTTGACTCTCTTTGCTTCTGCCTCATCTCTTGGTGAGAGAACAAAATTAAAGTTGAAGGATCTCAGGTTTGGACCTTTGAACAGCAGTTCCATGTTTGGGTTGACCACTGTTCCAGTTGAACGAGCAGTAATATTTGCACCAACTGCTTGGCCAGCAAAATAAGCAGCAATAAAATATTGAGAGTTATCATCGGTGAACGCTTGTTCAATGCTCTTTCCGAGACTTCCTGCCATCGTACCAGCAATGTTTTTGGCTCCAGCAAAAGCTCCACTGAGACTCCCCATGCTCCCCAGATTGTTGGCAATCGCGTTAATTCCACCAAGTGCCATGTCACCCATGGCTGCAGTGATGAAGTCCAGAGAATCGGCACCCCAATCAATCGCATTCATTTCTTGAATTTTCTTCTGCATTGGCAGTTGGACTGTTCCGGTCTTTTCCTTACCAACTCGATGACCACCGCTTAATCTGTCTTGAGCATTTCCGCCGAGAATCGCATCACCACCTTGTCCACCTTGAGTGGTTTTGTTTGCAGAATACTTATGTCCAGTGATTTCGATATAATCTAATCCAAACTGACTTACGTCATTGAGTGGATAACGAAGTGCCAACGCTGATGTTCTTCCTGCAGCGGGAGCAGGTGTTTCTGGCGCTGGTGTGGATTTTAAGTCAAAGTTTGCATCAGTGTAAAGACTTGTGGTGGGAATACCATTTTGTAAGGATTGAAGAGGAGTTCCAAATGGATTTCCATCTGTGACTGATCCATCCTGGTTGACAACTTGACCAGTGATTGGGTGTTGAAGACCAGGAATTTTTTGTGTCTCAACGAAGTGTGTTTGAAGAGTGTATGCGTCTTTTACGCTTGGCCAATTTGACGTGGTGTTCAGAATTGCAGCACGATCATCATTAAAAAGTTGAGTTGCTGAGTTATAAAATGTCTTCTCGAATGCAGTGGTTGTGAGTTGTGGTATTCCTTTCGCTCTGTTATTATAAAGTCTGGTAAATCTCTCTAAATCGTCAACTTGCCAGTTGAAGTCACTCGAAGATGCCAACACATCGGAAGAACCAGATGTCAGTTGGATCTTGCCTGAATAAAGGTCAGTAGTTTCATCGACCTTCAGACCGTTCCATATTCTCGATGAACTTACTGTTGTTGCCATTAGACAATGTTATGGTCTTTTACTTATTTAGAACGAATTTTTGAAATGGAATAGAACGCATGTGCTCTAATTCGTTGGGATAAACGAGGTGAAAGTTACTCATAGTTTCTTCCCAAGTGTAATTATGAAAATCATTCCAATGATAATTCAGTCCACGGAATCCCCAAGGGTAAACACCAACACATGCAATCAGAGGAAACTCATCATATTCAATAAGTGGTGTTTTTGCACTATATATAAAGGTATAATATCTTCCAACTGATGGTGCAACCTCAATGTCAGTAAGAATTCCCATCAACTCTGTCATGATGTCATCGGGATCACGCATGTTCACGAGTTCCTGTTGAATCTCAGCAGAGAGTCTGTTGTTATCGTTTTTTAGGTAGTCTTCTTGTTGGAGGT